AGAGTTAGATTTTGGAGCTTTCTTAACTTCCTTTACTTTACGAATTTTAACTGGTTCGATATATCTAAGTTCTTGAATACCCCTTTTAGGATTTTTTGTATCAATAACTTTATGATAATAAAGTCTACCATCAACATACCAACGCCTGAATATGTCGTGACCTTTAGTATCAAAATCAAGAAGTTCTAAGACCGTATCAAATTCTTCTCTGATACGGTCTTTGATTTTTTTAGGATATCCTAATCTATCTAGTTCAATTGCTATGGCTTGGTCTTTTTCATTGGCAACAATACCTTCATTAATAATATCTTCAATTGCACTGTCACACTCTGGTTGTTGTGCAATGTCACGATAGCGACGAATTAAGTCAGACTCAGTTCGTTGTCTACCATCTGTATCCAAAGATTGTGCGTAAAAGCCTCCGCCAGCGGTCTCAATCGCACCATCATCCGAACTAGGTTCAGTGAATTGCTCTGGAGTCCCGCTGTCTTTAACTCTTTCAAATTTGAAACCAAATAATTTCGCCATAATATCTCCTACTATTGTCTTCTATTTAGTAGGTTAAAATTAGAAGTTTACACCAGAAGCTTCAAAGTGCTGATATCTCCAAGAAACTGAGAATTCTTCAACTGCACTTTCAGTATCCATACTCAGTTCAATTGCAGAACCACTTGTCGTTGGCCAACAGTTACGAAGAATATATGTCTTCAGAACTGTTTCGTCACGATCCAACTGTTCAACAGTTAAGTCTGTCTGATAGTCAGAGGGGGATACAACACCAGTATTCAATGCGAAATCATTGATACCATTTGACCAAAGTTCGATTGCATTCTTAATCATAAAGTCAGTGTCATTAAGAAATGTAACTTCCCAAGCTTCTGGTTCAGCTGCATCACCCGCCATGTAGATAGTACGACCACGGAATTTCAAAGGAATTTCAGTGATAGCACGACTTGGCAATGCTGCGGCCTTTACTAGAAACGAAGTTCTGCGAGCATCAAGACCGATTGCGATACCTGATGGTGGAGTAATAGTTACCCTAAATTGGTTAGCTCTTGCACCACCACCGATTAAATTTGCTTTAAAGTCATCTATATTAGCCATGATTAACCTCCTACCTCACTAAACGCAACACCAGTTCGAACGGCGATGAAGTTTAGTGTAATAAAGTTGATTGACCTTGCTGGTTTGATGTAGATGTCACCAATAAACTCGTTACGGTCAATGACCTCACCAGTATTATTAGTTGTGTCACAAACTACCTTAAAGTCGAAAATACCTCTACGACCCTGCACATCCCGCAAGAAAGGTTCTACCAGATTGCGGAACTGGGCCCTTGTGAATTCATCGTTGAACTCAAAGAGTTGGAACTTAGAAGCAGTGGCAATTGCTTTTTCAAGAACAAGAAATAAACGACGCACGTTAATGCGATCAAATGCACTTGGTTTGGAGAGAGCAGTCTTATCACCAAAGAGTGTGACACCCTGACCGGGGAAATCAACCACTGGGTTAATCCGAGCCTTGTAGAGAATGTCACGATCTGCTTTCTGCGGGTTGTAAGAAAGTTTAACTGCACTACGAAGTCCACCACGATTGTAACCAGCTGGGGAGAACCAAGGGTCTGCAACAGCATCTGTAAATGCACAAAGACCAGCAGTATCACCGTTCAAAGGAACAAATCGAAACACATCGTTATACTTATCATACATGTACTTGTATCCACTATCGAATACCATGTACGAAGACGATGGGCATTTGTCAAACGCATCCTTGACATTTTCTGTCTGAGTGATGGATGATGTTACACCAACTGTTGCAGCACGATAAGGAGATACGAAACCAACGCAATCCCTACGCAACTCAACAAGGTCTGTGATCATAGTAACATGTGTGTCCTGACCAGATTCGGTGTCTGCAACAGCTGAACTTGGACCACCCAGAATCAGGTTGACATCAAGATTTTCTGTGTCAGCAAACTTGTCATATGCAAGTTCCATTTCACCAGCAGTCACGGAGTAATCATCCGTTCCACCAGTTAGTGTATCAACATTAACACCACTTACCAGTGTGTAGTCTGTACCTGTGGCAATATCTGTACCCCAGTTAGAACCAGCACTAATATGATCTGTCCAGTAAATAAATCCAGAACTACGGAAGATAACATCTGCATAGTAGTTATTACCACCCTGTGTTGTCTTCCCACTTGGGTTCTTAGACATTGCTGGGAACACTTCGATGATTGCTGCTGTGCGTTGTCCTTTAACATCAACATCAAAACCTGTAATGTCACCTGTTTTGTCATAAACTGCAACGTGAAGTTCATCTAGTTCACCGCGGCCGTTCGCAATTGAAAAAGCAGATGTGCCGGGAGCTTCAGCAAATAGATCACTGAAACGCCAACGACGACGAACTAGAGAGTTATCAGGAATAATTGTCTGAAGTCCGGCACCAGCAGGATCATCAAGAACCCGAATGGTGAGAGTTTCAGAAGAAATTGCTGTAACTTCATAATCTACGTTACCCGATTCCACTTTGTCATGACCAGCAGCTGCTGAAAGCACCAGAGCTACATTGTCGGCAACTGTAATTGCTTTATCTAAAACAACAACGCCGATAACCGAACCACCACCACCACTTTGTGATGTTACTGATGCAATCTTAACAACTTCGTCACCATCTGATATACCAGCACCAATTACTCGTTGTCCAGCTGCAAGAGCACCAGTTCCACCATCAAGAGTAAGAGTTTTAGAAGCAACTGTGATTGCACCGTTAACTACTGAAACGATAGCACTTGCATCATAGAACTGAATGATGTCCCCGATTATGATTGCGGCATCAGTTGCATTTTGGTCATCAACTGTAATTGATAGATCACCAATTGCACCAGCACCATTAACTAGGTTAAGAGAACCAAGTTGCTGTGAAAATGCTCGGGCGCTAGGACAGATATCCACACCAAGTGAATTACCATGAGTACCAGCGGTACGAGCAGCCCACTCACCGTGAGAACCTGACCCATCGGCAAAGGATGCTTCATAATGGTCATCGTCACGAATGAGGATACCACTGTTTGCACCAGCGTTTAGAATGCCTGATTCTGCGCGAACCACGCGAAGAGCGTCACCATACTGCAAGAAGTTTGCAGCGGTGAACCAAAACTCAAAATTTGAACTATTTGGCTTACCAAATGTCTGTAGCAGCTGTTCTTCCGAATTGATGGCGGTAACTGAACTTACTGGACCTTTTTGGAAAGGTCCGGCAATCGCGCCAATGGATGTAGATACAGCAGGAACAACATTAGTAAGATCGATTTCCCTAACGTGTACGCCGGGTGAAACTAAAAATCCCATGTCTTTACTCCTAACTTAAAGAGAGTTATTTGTTATACAGATATTTATAAAAAACCTCTTTTACAAAACTCGCTTTTATAAGTGTTATATCATATAAATAGAATCATGAATGATCATTATGAAAAATACAAAGATACCATTAAGAAGGTATCACGAAGAAATTACCAAAAGCGGGTATTTCTCCTAAACGAATTTCTCACAGATAAATCCTGTATTCACTGTGGTGAGGCAGAACATGTCTGTCTCAAATTCTGGCCTCATGATGCAGAGATACGCAAAGTATCCAAGAGAGTTGGAACAAGTGATGCCAGCCGCAAAGAAGTATTCCACCTAATTGATCAATCTGTCATTCTATGTTACAACTGTTATATCAAGAAACATCATGACTTAATCGAATTTATTTAGGATATTACCAACTTCCAGAACCATCTCGTATAACTGTGGAAACACGGGTTCCGTATTCGTCTACTACTACTCCAATATTCTCATCCTCAAGTCCATTTACTATGAAACCAAAGGGTGCCATATCCTGTTCTAAAGCATCTTGTTGCTCAGACATCATCGTTCTACGGATATCGTTATCAGTCAATTCTTTGAAATACTGTTGGTCTGTGACCCATGCAAAGATGAAGAGACATGCAACAAGGTCATCGTTACATCCATCATCAGCTTCGAACGACGCACCCTTAACAATAAAGGTTGATAACTCATTAATACATTCGTAATCCTCAATAATAAGTTTATTATCCTCAACCAACTGTTTGAGGTTTGAACAACCAATCTTCTTTGTTGCCTTTGTGGTTCTTACCCCCAACTGAGCTCTACCACCACTGAACCCCCCACCAAGGACTTGTCCCGCTCGCCCACGCATACTTGCCATAATAAGGTTGTCATACTCCAAGTCAAATTGCATAGAGTTAGCAACCTGTTCTCCAATGTCATTGACCTCAATCAACACAAATGCTTGATTGTATGCTCGCGCAGTGTCATAGATTTTAGATGGGAATATGAGAGGTTTAATCTCATTATCACGATATTTTGCAACTACCCGATATGGTATTTCACTCACATCTACAACCACAAAGGCAGAGTAATCGTTTGCTGTTCCCCGTGAAACATCAGCAGTTAGAAGGTATGTGTGATCAGGTTGTGGCAGGACATGGACATCAAGACCGCCACTAGACTGTTTTGGTGATCGATATGTTAACTGTTTAAGTTTATGGGGCGCAATCAGTGTATCAATAGAACCAAGGAACTCACACTCAAACTCTGTATTGAACTGAGCCTGAGAGGTGTTCTTGATTGTTTCTTCTTTCCACTTATCATCTCTACCCGGAACCTCACTCCAATGAACCTCAATGGGTATATAAGTGTTACGACCTTCCTCTGCATCCACCCATAGTTTATAGAACATGTTCATACCATGCGGGGTGGAAACGATCATTACCTTCGTTGTCTTACCAGATGAAATTGTGGGGTACACAGAGGAAAAAAACTGTTCTGCCACGTTTGAGGGGACATACGCGAACTCGTCAAGAAAAATGATGTTGTAAGAACCGCCACGAACGGCACTAGCACTAGTAGAAGAGGCAAGAATTTTTGAACCATTTTCTAACTCCAGAGAACCTTTGTTCCAACTCATTACACCCTGTTGTAACCATTTCGGCAGGTGTTCATATGCAAGTTGCAAACGTGACAGTAAGTCCCGCGCCGTTGCTGCCTTATTGGCAAGGATTGCGATATTAACACTGGGGTTGAAAAGTGCGTAATGCAGCAAATACGATATCATAACTGTAGACTTACCGGACTGTCTGGGTAGTTTACAGATAGTGAAACGATTGCTGTGGAATGTTCCTACCATCTCTTTTTGAAAGTCGTACATCTTAAATGGTACAAGACCCTCATCAAGAGACACAATCTTTACATAGTTTTCTATGAAATATTGTGGGTTCTCCATACATTTCTGGTACTCAACAAGTTCTTTCTTTGTCCAGTTTTGTGCAACATTAGCCTTCTTGAGATTGGGGTTACCAAGGTATTGATTGTCAGCCATTGACTAATTCTCTGTTCCTTATATGTTCTTCTTCAATATCATCCTTTGACTGTCCAAAATATGCAACAGCGTTGTGCGTGTCAATAAGCAACTGATTTAATGTTGTGTCATCGATAACAAACTCACCAAGAATACGACCATATTTCCCCTTACCATCTTTTCTTGTGCGTAGAACCTGTGTTGATCCAATTGGTAGGTGGGACAAAACAAATTCCTTTGCCATCAGTCCATAGACCTTTTCTTCTTTGTCACTCGTTCTTGACTCAGGTGTGTCAACACCATAGAAACGAATCCTCTGTTTCTTTAACCACACACCAAAACCAAGATCGATGTCCACATCAGCTGTGTCGCCATCTATTACTTTAACAATCTTACATGGATACTCATACATAATCGTCTCCTTGTTCTATTTATATCTAACGTATGTACCATCTTCATACACAATCTTATTAAGAGCATAATGTCCACGGGAAGAACCTAGATATCGTGATTGTTTATTTACTGAACGAAAGGAACTTTCTTTTTGTTTTATATTCAAATACTCTTCATTTTTATCATAATCATATATGTATTTTTTCATTGGCCATTTGTATGTTCTATAGTCACCGTTATGTCCAGCGTATGGATTAGACAAAGCCCACTTTTCAAAATAATCTGTATAGAAAAATGGGTATTCTAGATGATACACAGATGGGTCTTTGAGAAATCTTGGTGAGAGGTATCTTGATAACAAATCATCTATACTCCTAGCAAACCACCAAAGTAACTCCCAACATGTTTTTGGTTTGTATGGAGACATATCAATATATTTCTCAGCAGTGTTTAACATATCAGAATCTTTCATAACATTAATCCAATCGTGGTCTTTAATTTTGAAAAATTCCTCTATAGATGTATATGATGATATTGCGAGAAATAATTCATCTCCCCCGCCACCATTCACATTAATTGTTTGGTTATTCCACAACTGATCATTATCATAGATATAGTCTTCGTGAGAATGCCACTGCAAATTAACTTTCTTATTGACTAACAAATCATAGAAACGTGGATTTTCTTGTACACTAGCTTTTGATAGATACACAGTAAGACTTGTATCCAACCTTTTAGTTTTCAGCAGACTTACTAATGCACATGTGCTGTCTATACCACCAGACCACCACAATCTTATTGGTTTGCCAATATCCCATAACTCTACAGCCCTACGATTAGTTAACTCTTCGAATGTTGATGTAAAATTTGTAGGAAAATTTGTAAGGGGGTTCTCTATCAAATCAAACTGGTTGTCAAAACCAAATCTAAAACGAGGAGAGTGTAATCCAAAACTAGTTGCTAATTTATACTCATCTCTTGCACTTATTTCTGGAAAGGAATTGAGATGATAATAAAGAACCTTACTCACTTTTACCTTTCAACATTTTTTGCAACTCAGCAGTGCTACCAACAAATAATGCATTCGTAACACTCTTCGGTGCGTTGTTGGGAACCTCTTTGAGTTTCTTCATCTTCTCTTGTAGGTCACCTAGTTTCTCAGTGACCTCTGCAACATTCTTGATTAACTGTCCTGCCACCTCATATGCCCTTGGGTGTTCACCCTCTTTCGCAAGTTCAAGGATACCCTCAATTGCATTAGAACCCTGTTCAACCAACCGATAGAAGTTCTCTCTTTGATACTTATAATCTTGATCTATATCTTCACCATCAAGCAAGTCGTCTGGATAACGAGAAACCTCAGACATTTTAGCTTTAGGATTCAAAGATGCTTCTGGTGGAATAACATCCCCAACTACTCCAAGTGCTTTATCGATAACATTACTCATCTGTACCTGTTACTACATTATAATTTTTCGCATCTTCGAAGAACGATGTAACTTCATTGAAACCAAAATCATCATCAGCATCCGCACTAGTTGGGTTTGGTGTAACTGTAAGTCTCTGCTGTCGTGTGGGTGATTTGTCGGGCAGATCAGTATATGCATCAACCTGTACCGTCTTGATAACCTTACTA